AAGACCATGGTCTAGCCCTCCGCAAGCCAAGCCGAATCAGGCTGGCCCAAGAGTTCGGCCGGGTAGCCGGAGAGCCCCCGTACCTTGGTTGCGAAATCCTGTGAGAGACGGGCGGCCCGCCGCCACCCGGCCCGGAACATCCGATAGGCCGGCGACTCCAGCGGAGCCCCGGCGATGAGCACCCGGGAAAATCCCAAGGCCAGGGCTGCCATGGCCCCGTACAGCGCCACAGAGCCCCCAGAGACTTCGGCCCTGACCTGTCGAACCCCGGGCCGGTCGAATTGCGAAATCGTCGCCACGCGGGGCGTAGGGCACCCCTGCCGGCGCATGGCGTCCAGGTCTTCCACGTCCCACACGGCCCAGAAATCAGGCTGGCAGGCCAGGCGCAGGCCGGCGCGGTTGCAGGCGATGACCGCGGCCCCAGGCGGGACACGCAGCATATCCGCCTCCAGGGTTGCCCCGCATCCGCAGACCACGGCCGGAGAGGGATGGCCCCAGAGCGTAGCCCGCTCGGGCGCGGTGATTTCCACGGGCGGGCGGCTAGTTGTCCGCATACGCCCTCCAGTAAACGGACACGGACACGATGTACCAGGCCCCGTCCACCCGGCCCGGGGCGGCCACGGCCCGCACACAAGTAACCGGATATCCGCCGGAGGTCAGGGAGGTTCCGCGTTTGAAGTGCGTCACCACGGCATCGGCCTTGGCGATGGCAACGGCCCGGCCCGGCCCGGTTGGGGTGAAGATGTCCACCTGGTACACTCCGGTCAGGAAGTTGCGCCCGGCGCTGCCCAGGTCGGCTTGCCTGGCACTCGCCGGCAGGAACGTAGGCCGGAGGTGCGAGACAAGCGCCGTGGGCCGGTACTCGACGTTTTCCCAGGCGATAGGCCAGGACCCGGCGAGGGTTGACAGTTTGGTATCCAGGGCCGCAGCGATGTTCAGGAGGGCGGTGCTCATGCGGGGTTGACCTCAAGCACGGCCCGGCGGACGAATTCCTGATACCGGGAAATGGAGACGCGGACCATGCCGTTGGGGGCCTGTTGGGAATGGCCGTACTCCAGGGGGGGCATGTAGACCAGATTCGAGAGCACGAAGGCCGATCCCCTGGAGAGTTCGAAGCCGGCGAGAATACCCTGATTCCGGGCGATGGTGGCCGTTCCCTGCTTGTCCAGGTCATAGCCCGCCCCTTCGGGCATGGTGTAGATTCCGGCCGTCCAGGAGCCCCGGGCGCGGCCGGTGTCCACCGGAGTCCCCATGACGATGGAAACCAGGAGGTCCAGGCAGACCTTGCGTGCCACCAGGGACGGGGCGAGGTTGGCCTTCTTGCAGAAGGCGGCCACGGCCAGGGAGAAGGACTTGCCGGCGGCCACGGTCACACCCTCACATGCAGCTTGTGCAGGAGCGAAGTCCCGCCCGGCCGCACGGTCTTGACGTTGACCACCTCCAGCGTCAGGGATCCCACGATGAGCTTGTCCCCCGGGATGGGGTCAACGCTGGTGGCGTTCAGGAGGAAAAAGCGGTCGGTGGACTGGACGAGGGACTTGTCAGAAAAAAACGCNCCNAGGGCGGCCAGGGACTCCACCGCGTACCCGGAATAATCCGTAGTCGTGGCCGCGGCCGTGCTCCCTGTGGCCGGGTTGTAGGCCCCCTCGGTCACGCGGCGCAGGGTTGCGGCCTGGCCGGCGCTGGCGAGCTTGGCCTGCGCCTTGGCGGCTATGGCGGTGTAGTTGGGCATGGGGGCTACTTCGCGTGCTTCCCGTAGGGGTTCACTCCCCAAAGCCACCGAAACACCGCGTCAAAAAGCTCCCCCTGAATGTAGCAAAACAGCTCTTCGTCGCTGATCGCCCCCTCGGGAAAATCTCCCCGCATGAGGTGTGAGGACAGTTCGCCTGATCCGTCCATCAAATAGCCCGGGGTGAGCCCATAGGCCCGCGCTGCGCCGAGGGTCGCGTGCGCGCACTCATGGGCCACATTTTCCATGGTCCAGGCGTTGCGGTAGAAGTGAATCTCCCCGGCCTTCGGCGGGGTCCTCCACTCGAACTTGATGAAGCGGCGCTGAATGAACTGCGGGGTGAACTTCAGAACCAACCAGCGCCAGAATGTCCGGGCAGGGAGGATAGCCGATTCGGGCATGTGGCAACAGGCCGCCTCGGCGTCACCCCCCTCAATCTGCGCCTGCAAGTTCAAGTCTTCCTTGGTGTCCCACAGGTAAATCGAAAAGAAGTGCTTGCCGCCAAGGATGCGGACCTTGGCCCTGGCCAAGCAGTTGGAAAGGTCTTTTTTTGCGTTGCAAGGCATAGCTACGCCCTCACCAGCCCCACGGCCGCCCCGCCGCCCTTGATGAGGCCACGCAACTCTGACAGCACGGCCGGGTACACTGTTCCGGCCGGAGCCCCAGGCGCGTACTCGGTTTCCAGAACGTCCACCTTCTCCCGGATGACCTGGCCGCCCCGCTCCATGGAGGCCCGGAGAGCGTTCGCGCTGCCGACTTCCACAAGCGAGGCCTCGCACAGGGCGTTAATGAGCGCCTGGGGAATCACGTCGGAGTCGATTTCGTAGCCGTTGCGGTCCACCGCGCCGATGCGGGGCCACTCCAGGGCGTTGTCCTGGTCCTCCTTGACCCCCTTGAACGCCAGGGACTCCAGGTAGCGCATGGCCCGGAGGATGGCCGCGGCCTTGGCGTCGTCGGTCCCGGTCCAGGCCGAGTTTCCGAGGTCGGTGTGGTAGGTGTCCACCGTGGCCGCCGCCGCGTAGGTGTTGGCTCCGGTGACTCCGGTTCCGTCTTCGACGGTCAACGTGATCGGCATTTTGTTCCTCCTGGCCTCTTTTGCTGCCCCGGACCGAAGCCCGGGGCAGGGGTGAGGGGTCAGGAGCGGCTAGGACTTGCCCCCGTGGACCACGTAGTAGAGGGTTCCGTTCGTGGTGTCCTTGATGGTCGAAGTCACCGACGGCACGATCTTGAGCTTCTTGAACATCCACGATTCGTCGCCGTCGTAGCCAATGCGGGCCGTGATGGGCAGCGTGGCGTTGCCGATGCCCGCGAGGGTCAGGCTGGCCGCTCCCGAGGTCGCATTGGCCTGGACCATATAGAGCGGAACCCACGCGCTGGCGCCGGCCTTTGCAGGCTGGCCGTAGAGCGTGGCGTTCGCATCCCCGGTGCCGATGGCCGCCCCCAGCTTGGCGATCCACACCGTGATCTGGCGCGGGTATTCCCCGGCCCCGTAGTAGCTGGACAGGTCGATTTCCTCTCCGGCCGTGGCGTTGCCGTACACGTCGCCGGAGCAGTCGAAAGCCTGGGCCTGGCCCGAGGCCATGAACACGGCCAGGAGCAGGACCAGGACAAAGGCGATGAGATGACGCAGGCGCATGGTTCAAACCTCCTGCGCCGGGCTGGCCGGTGCGCTCTGGCCCGAGCCAGCGGCCGGGGCCTCGGTGTTCTTCTTGGGACGGCCAGGCCCCTTCTTGGGGGCCGCGGTCAGGGCTTCCAGGACTTCCGGCAGGGTGCTTTCCCCGGTGATCTCGATGACCGGAACCCCGTGGAATTCGGCCTTGATGGCCTCGGCCTGGGGGATACCCGGGTCCAGGAACACGGCCGGATACTGCGGGGCATGGCCCGTGCGGAACATGCCCGGTTCGCTCCACCGCAGTTCGTGGCCGGCTTCCGCCAGGCCGCCCCGGAGGGCCTTGACCTTGTTGTGTGCGGCGCTCTTGAAGGCCGCGTAGACGCCGATGATGATCATAGGCTACTCCGTGATGACCATGACGCCGGCCATGGCCTTGACGCTGGAGACGTACTTGTCCCAGTTGCCGGACGTCGCCACGGTGGCGATGAGCGGATTCGCGCCGCCGGTGCTGGTATCCCAGGCGCAGCCCTTGATCCAGAGGGTGAACGACCATTCGCCCTGGTAGCGGATGACCAGCTGTTCGCGGCCGGTCACGCGGGGGTCAACGACCACTTCCAGGGGCGAACTGATCTCCACCCGGGCCGCGCCGGGCACCAGGCCGAAGGTCCGGTACTGGTAGGGCGAGGGGGTGGTGTTGATGAGGTAGGAGTTGTCGGTGACGATGAACGGCTTGCCCAGGGTGCCCACGGTGCCCTGGTTGATGACCGCGCCGGCCGCGTTGTCGGTGGCGATGTCGATCTGGCTGCCCATCATGTCGAAGAAGGGCAGGGAGTGGCCCAGGAAGGCCGCGATCTCGCCGGCCTGGTCCCCGCGCTTCTGCATGCCCTTGACCAGATGCCGCTGGGTCAGGGTCTTGATGGTCTGGCCGGTGGCGTCGTATTGGAGGTCCGTCTGGTCCCCCAGGGCGGACACCAGGGCCGCGGTGGCGTAGTTCAGCATGTACTTGGCGATGTCCTCTCCGGCCTGCTGGCCCACCAGGAAGGAAAACAGGGCCGGGTCCTTGCCCTGCATCTTGAAGTTGTTCTTCGCCACGGCCGTCGGGCCGATCTTGGCGTTGATCTTGACGCCGATGTTCTCGGAGTCCTCCTGGTTGATGTCGGTCACGGCCGAAGAGCTGGTCAAATCCTGCCGGGTCACGAGGTCCGTGATGCGGTCGAACTCGGTGCTCTTGTTGTACTGGCCCATATGGACGCCGGGCGACAGGGTGATGGCCCCGGCGCTCGCGGCGTTGAAGACGTTGATGTTCTCGGCCAGGGCATCCAGGATGCCCGAATGGAACTGCTCGTCATAGTTCGTGTAGTCGCCCGGGACGCCGATAGCCATGGTGTTTCTCCTCGCGCCAGCCGGCTAGGCTCTAGGCCGCCGGCAGGTCGTTGAACGCCTTGCCGCCGTGTTCCTTGACGAACGCGGACTTTGCGGCAGGGTCGCCCTTGAAATCTGCTTTGGTTTTGTACTGCTTCACGTTGCCCTTGCCGCCGCCGGGAGCNCCGCCCCCGGAGTTGTTCGGCGCGGAGACGAAGGCCTTGCCTGCGTCCGACTGCGCCCACTCCTTGATGAAATCGGGGAGGGCCTTGCCCCCGGCCACGGCCGACAGTTCCCCGGCGTTGTCCGCGATCTGGACCTGGCCCCGAAGCAGCGCGTGAACCGCGGGCAGAAATTCCTTCGCCACGCCCACCTCGGCCAGGGCCGTGGAAAGCCCTGCGTCAACGAGGTGCTTCTCCAGGGCCGTTTGCTTGGCCTTGATGGTACCCTGGAGCTTTTCCAGTTCCCGGGCGTGGGCGTCCTTGAGCTGCTTTTCCAGGGAAGCGAAGTCCCCCGCGCCGCGGAGCTTCTCTTCCTCGATCTTGGCGAGCTTGGCCTCCAGTTCGGCCGCCTTGGCGGAACCGGCCTTCGCTCCCTTGAGTTCGGAAAGCAGTTCGTCGCGCTTGGCCACAAGCCCCGCCGTAGCCTTGTCCACTTCCGCCTTGATGGCCGCTTGCACCTCGGGTGCGTTCAGGTCCAGCGTCATTTCGCGTCCCTCCGGGACTGCCCCGGCCCCGCCGGGGGTTGAAAACAAAAAGGGCCAGACGCCGGGTTGTTCCGGCTTCTGGCCCTTCAAGGACTCTAGGTGCGCTAGTGCGCGTGTTCCGGCGGTGCTACCGCCTTGGCCCGGTGCTGTCTACGACCACCACGGCCCCGCACCGGCATTTGATTTCCACCCGAATCACCAGCCCCTTGAACAGGAGCCGGCCGCACTTCGGGCAGCGATGCTCCCTTGAATCCGCTTTTTTCTCAAATGTCAAGCCCCCACCTTCTTTGCCAACTCTTTCAGGGTCAGGGGGTTGTCGTTCTGGTCTATCATCTGGCGCAGGGTCAGCTTGTCTTCCTTGAACAGCTTGAACCTGCCCGGCCCCAGGACTTCGCGCTGGAAAGCCTCCGGCTTCGTTTTGAGCCAGCCCTGATAGTCCAGGTCAGCGGGTATCTGGCCGTCCATGCTGGCTTGCGTGGCCGGCGTGAACTTCGCTTTGATGCGCCCGCCGCTCAGTTCCTCCCAGGACTTGAGCCAGTAGACCAGTTGCGACCGGCAATTCCAATGGACCGGAGGCGGACTGTACGGCAGGGAGTGCCCCACGGGCTCGCCGTCGAAGGTCCACCGGAGGCCCGAGCGGGCCATGCAGATTTGTGAGGTCCGGGCGTCCAGGGTGGACAGGTGCGTCCACCCGTTCATCAGGTCCTCATTCGCCCGGCCTACCTGCTCGCGCACGGACTGGGCAACGGCCTGGACGCTGGTCCGGGCCAGGGCTTCCGCCTGGCGCGTGGTCACGTCCATGATTCCGCCCACGTACTGGCCGCGGCCCACGGCCCGGCCGCGCACCCGGCGGATGAGGTCCCCTATGCCCTCGCCTCGGAGCAGGCCAAGGCGCATTTCATCGGTGAACCGCTGCACCACGCTTGCCCGCTGCCGCGCCCACCACTCGCCGGAGGGAGCCCCCAGGATGAGAGTGCCCCGGGCGATCTCTCGGAGCTGAACCGGGGTCAGGGCCACGGAAGCCACGTCAACCTTGATGGCCGTGTTTAGCGCCCGGACCTGGGCAGCCTGTTCCACCGGGGCCAGGTCATCCAGGAACCCGCGTTGCAGGTCAGCGGCCTCGCCGTAGCCCGAGGCGATGGTGGCCCGCGTCTGCTCCAGGAGCTTCGCAAGCCTCTTCTGGCGGTACGTCTCCCGGGCCGGGCCGGTCGGGTCAACCTGGGCAATCTCGGCAACGATGGACGATTCGAGCCGGCGCAGGACGGCAAGCACCTGGCTCCGGAGGTCAGCGGACACCCGGAGCAAGTCAACGGCGTGGGCTGTGGCCTTGTCTATGAGCCTTGCTTGCGCGGTTGCCATGGGCTATGCCTTCCCCATGCAGTGGGTTCGATTCATGGACGCCTTGCCCGAGCGGCCCGGCTGGTATCTCTGGCGCGGGGTGACGGGGGTCACGCTGTTTTTCTGCCACTCTGACCCGCTGCTTGCCGGGGCTCTGTCCATGTGGCTGGCCGGGTCGCAGCACAGCGGCCCGCTACTCGGGCAGTCCGGCGAGTGGAAAGGCCCCGTCAGCATGGCTGCCCTAGAGGTTGCTGCCATTCTCGCCGCCGGCCCCTCCGCCGGCCCCCGGCACCTGGCCTAGCCCGCCCCCTTCGGCCTCGATCATCNCCAATTCATCCTCCGCCGTCCGGTCATCCGGCGCGATCTCGCCGCGCTTGAGGTTCGCCCAGAACGTCTCATAGCTGATCTTCCCGGCCTGAACCCCGGCCAGGAGAGCCGTGAACGTCTGCGCGTCCATGCTGGTGGGCATGTAGTCGGTGTTCAGGGCCACGGACACCTCGCCCGTGAATCCGGACCAGTCGCGCATGATCTCCAATGCCTTGCGCAGGGCCGCGGCCACGACGCCAGCCCAGGACACCAGCAAGGACGATTCCCCGGCCCGGTTGATCTCGGCTGTCTCCGCAGCCTCGGCAACGCGCTTGACCTCGCGCAAGAGCCGCGCCCCGAAATTCGCCATTGCCGCCTCCAGGCGGTCAAGCTCCTCTTTCAGCGCCCCCAGGCCCTGGCCTTGGAACTCCAGGAATGACGCCTTGGCGTCCGGGGAGGGGAAAACCCAGGCCGAGGCCGAGCCGATGGATAGGGTTTCACCCTTCGTCGCGTCCAGGCTGTACCCCGTCACCACGGCCGTGGGAAGGCCCACGAAGTGCAGGCCGTGGCGGTAGTCGGCATAGGCCCTGTAGTGGGACAGGTTGATGTCCGCCAGGTCGTTCAGCGGCGGTATCTCCGGGGTAACGCGCTCGCCCTCCGGCCCGGCCAAGATGAAGGGGATGGAGCTCATCGGTTTGCCGC